TAAGAGGTATATATAGTTATGGATTTGAGAATCCAAGTCCAATTCAAGCTAAGGCTATAAATCCAATAGTAGCTGGTAAGGATGTAATAGCACAAGCTCAATCTGGAACGGGGAAAACAGGAGCATTTTCAGTTTCATGTTTGCAAAAAGTTGATCACACAAAAAAAGAAATACAAGCATTAATAATGGCACCAACTAGAGAATTAGCCATTCAGATTCATAAAGTAGCATCATCCTTAGGCGAATTTATGAAAGAACTAGATGTAAAATTGTTAATAGGTGGTAAATCAATGGATTCAGATGTAAAAGAATTAGAAAATAAACCACAAATTATTGTTGGTACACCAGGAAGAGTTCATGATTTAATAAGAAGAAAAAAAATAAATACAAAAACAATAAAATTAATGATACTAGACGAAGCAGATGAAATGTTATCATCAGGATTTAAAGAGCAAGTATATAATATTTTTCAATATTTATCTAATGATGTTCAATTATGTTTATTTAGTGCAACATTACCATTAGATATTCAGAATCTAACAGAGAAATTTATGAGAGATCCAGTAAAAATTTTAGTAAAAACAGAAGCAATTACATTAGAAGGTATTAAACAATATTTTGTTGCTGTAGAAAATGATAATGTTAAGTATGAAACTTTGAAAGATTTATTTACAGCATTAGCAGTAAGTCAATGTATAATTTATTGTAATAGTATTAAACGAGTATCTGATTTAGCTGAAGCATTACAAAAGGATGGTTTTCCAGTATCAGCAATACATAGTGCTTTAGAAAGAGAAGAAAGAGAAGAAGCATATAAAGAATTTTGTACAGGAAAAACAAGAGTATTAATTTCAACAAATTTAACTGCTAGGGGTATTGATGTTCAACAAGTAAGTAAAGTAATAAATTTTGATATTCCCAAAAATATTCATCAATATATTCATAGAATTGGAAGATCGGGTAGATGGGGAAGAAAAGGAATGGGAATAAATTTTGTGACACGCAGAGACATAAAGAAATTAAAGGAAATAGAAGAATATTATGATACACAAATAGAGGAATTACCAGTAAATTTTGAAAACAATGCGTAAAATCATTCATTAATTAATTAATTAAATTTATTAATGAGTAGTAATTTTGAATTACCAATTTATTATTTAGAAAACAAAGAAAAATTAGATGAAAATATTAAAGAAGATTTAGAATTTAATAAAGTTACTGATTCAAGTGAGGAAAGACCAAGTTTATTAGAAAAAATATATAAACCAACATCCAAAATAGGTAAAATATATTTACCAAAACAAGGTGAATATTTCACCAATAATAAATTATTTTTAAAACAAACACAAGACATAATAAGTAAATTAAAAGAAAATCAAGCTCATAAAAATTATATTCAAAAATATGATGATTTTTACGATTTATGGAATAAAATAAGAGAAGATGAAAATTTTATAGATCGATATTACTATTGTGATGTTAACTTTTTTAAATTTTTAAATCATAATTCTTTTTTTCTTCAATTACTTAGTCTATATAATTTATTTTCACCTGTATTATCTCTCTGTATTCCTATCTTAATGCTTATAGTGCCTTTTTTTATGTTAAAATTTTCTGGAGTAAAAATAACATTGGCATCTTATTTTGAAGTCCTTCAAAAAATATTTTCCAAACACGCATTAGGTAATTTTGGAAATATAATGAAAGAAGTATCATGGGAAAAAAGATTTTATGCTCTTGTGTCAATTGGTATTTTATTTATTTTCTATTTATCAAAATTCTCTCGTATGTTATAGATTTTATCAAAATTTACAAAAAAAATTCATGATGTATTTATTTTTGTTAATTGATTATTTAAATATTTCTATTAAAAATATGAATGATTATTCCATACTTATTTCAAAACATAATACTTATCATCCCTTTTTAACTTGTATGGAAAACTATAAAAATAAATTGACTTGTTTAGTAGATAATTTAAATAAAATAAATAAATTTACTTTCTCTCATAAAAAATTAAATGAAATCGGTTATGTAATGAAATGTTATTATGATATTCATATTAAAGATGATATTAAAGATATAATAGAATATAGTTTTGGTTTTAACGCCTATATAGAACATTTACAAAGTATACAAGAATTATATAGAGAGAAATTAATTAAAAAATGTAAATTCGGAAGAAAATTAAAATTTAAGAATATTTATAATGCTTATTTATTAGATAAAACACCTATTAAAAATAACATTTTCTTTTTGACAAGAATATTATTGTAACAGGACCTAATGCTTACTGGGTAAAAACCCACTATGTTAAAAATCTATCTTATTTAATCTTATTTTCTCTCAATCTTACGGGTTTGGTTTCTATGATAATGCTACTATCCCACTTTATAATAAAATTCATTGTTATTTAAATATACCCGATACATCCGGTAGAGATAGTTTATTCCAAGCTGAAGCAAGACGATGTAAAGAAATTATTGATTCTTTTAAAAAGTAAAAGAAAAACAATTTTTTGTTATATTTGATGAATTATTTTCAGGAACTAACCCTAATGAAGCATGCTCAAGTTCATACGGATTTATAAAATACATGTTAAATAAAAAAGTAAGATTTTATTTTAACTACTCATTTACATGAACTTTGTTATAAATTTAGATAACTCAATTCAAAATCTAAATATGGAAGTAATTGAAGGTGACGATTATACTTTTGAATATTCGTATCAAGTTTAAACACGGAATTTCATCCATTAAAGGAGGAATTAAAGTATTAAAAGATTTATCTTTTCCTAATGAAATTATTGAAGATTCTATTTTATTTAGATCTAATTATTAAATTCGTTTGTTATTACTTAAATAAATATTTTAAATAATTAATAATGTATGAATTTTTAGCCCATCCAATTACCTTATTATGTTTAGGCACTATATTTATATTAGTTGCTTTATTATTTTTCTATTTCAAAAGAACATTTTGCTTTACTAGAACATGCCCAAATGGAACAAGCTAGAATATTACAACATTTTATTACTAATGTGGAAATGTCTAAATTACAATCTCAACAAAATGGGTGCTTCATTACCATCAACCAGTCTAGACAATAACAGTGATAATCAACCATTAATAAAATGTTAGTGATGATGAAAAAATACTAATGATGACTCGGATGATGACTCTGATGATGACTCTGATGATGACTCTAATGATAACTCTGATAAGGATTCTATAATTGACATCCAAGCATCAGAAGAACTAGAAAGTAGTGAAAAAGAAATAAAAAATAATTACATACTAGAAAAATAAGTACATTTAAGTAAGAAGTTAATGATTTAGAGATACAAGAATTAGAGAAGAGTGATGATGATGATGATGATGATGATGATGATGATGATGACGATGATGATGAGGATAGTGGAGATAATGAAGAACCAAAGGTAGAAGAATTACCAGAATCTTTAGAAAGTGTAAATTTAGATAAAATAGAAAGTGTAAATTTAGATAAAATAGAAAGTATAGATATTCCCGTGGATTATAAAAATATGAATGTAAATGCTCTAAAATCAATAGCTAAGGAAAAGGGTTTGCTAAGTGATGGAGAGAAAAAAACAAAAAAAGAATTAATTAAATTGTTAGAAGAACATAAATAAATACATTTTCTCTGTTAGTATATATAAATGAGTTGGGGAACTTGTACTTCAGGATCAAATAATATACATTTTGATTTTCCACCAATAATGAGTGATGGAAGAAATTTTGCTAGATGGCAGCCAGGAGCAGTTATAAATCAACAAATAAGACAAGAAAATGATATTAAATCTAATTGGCAATATAGACAATTTCTAACTGAAAATGCCGATTCAATTATTAAAGCGAATCAAATTGAATCATGTGATAATTGTTGTTATTGTCCCGCAATGAAAGTTGGAGAACCTATTTCTAATTCTCCATTTTTATATAAGTCTTGTATGGAAAAATCACAACCATTTGGCTATGAAGATAGTAATTTAAAAAATTTATATTTATCTTCCTACCAACTTCAATGTAGAATGGTTGCTCCTATTTTAACACAAGACCAATATTTAACACAAAAATATCCTAATCCTAATTAAATTTATTTAATTTATAATTAAGTAATTAAATAAATAAACATGTTATAAATAATGAAATTATTAAGTATTGATGTAGGAATTAAAAACTTAGCTTTGTGTTTAATAGATTTAGATAAAGAAAATGAATATAATATTGAAAAATGGGATGTAATAAATTTATGTAATGAAGTTAAAAAAACATGTGAATGTGGAAAAAACGCTTCCTATACCTTTAATAATAAGTTCTATTGTAAAAAACATTCAACTAATAGCAATAAAAATATATTATGTAAAGAATTGGAAGAAAATAAATTAAAAAAAATAAAAATTAAAGATTTAAAAGAAGTATTAAAAAAGGAAAATATACCTTTTCCCCAAGATAAAAGTAAACCAATAATAATTGATTATTTAAAAACCTATTTACCCACTCATTTTGTTATGCCATTTAACAACCAAATAAAAACAAATGATTTAAGTTTAATAGAAATAGGAATAAATATGAAAGAATTATTAGACGAATTATATCAAAAATATAAAAATAGATAAGGTAATTATTAGAAAAACCAGATAAGTCCTATAGCAAATAGAATGAAAACATTACAAGGAATGATAGCTCAATACTTCATTATGAATAATGTCATTAATATTGAATTTATATCTGCTTCTAATAAATTAAAAGATTTTAACACAAATAAGAATACTACATATTCAGAAAGAAAAAAGAAGGGATAGAAATTTGCGAAGAATTGCTTGTTAATAATGAATGTTTAAATAAATATTTAGTAATGTTTGTAGAAAGTAAAAAAAGAGATGATTTAGCTGACTGTTTTTTACAAGGTTTATGGTATTTAAAGGAAAATTATAAAATAATATATAATTAATGTGTTTGATTTAAAATTAAAGTTTCTTATTAAATCATAATGGCAGAAATAATTGATATAAGTGATTTTAGACACTGGCAAAAACAATTTAATATTAATAAACTCTATTGGGAATTTGGAAGAAATTAATGTGGGTGGAAGCACATCATCTAATTTTGGAACTGGTATTGAACTTCTAATGAACGATAAAAAAAGAAATTCAGGTAAGTCAGGCGGATTATCCTCAGATATAGATATTAATGATTTAAATAATTTAGAAGATGAATTAAATGATTTAACTTTACCTAAAAAAAGTATGAGGGATGCTCGGTCTGATATTTTCTCTGGAAGTTTTAAATTAAAAGAAGAGGATAACCTATCAATTCCAGATGAAACCAATACAACCCCTCCTACAGAACCTATTAATTTAGGACAATCCACCAAAGAACAATCCGAAGAGGAAAAGAAAACTTGGGATGGATTTGGAAAGTTTAATAATATTCCTATTAATCCAGAAGTATCTAAGCCTCATGTAGAACCACAAATGTCAAAAGAAGATATGTTAAAAGGAAAAATTACAAATAATTTACAAAAACTTGAAGATTTGGAAAAAAAAGGTATTAAGCTAACTAAAAAATATGATATGGAATCCAACCTTTTAGAGATGAAGGGTGAATATGAAACTATTATTGCTGAAAAAGAAAAGAAGAACTCTGTTAAGTTCCAAGGAAAAATGTTAATGGCATGTATAACTGGAATAGAATTTTTAAATAATAGATTTGATCCTTTTGATGTAAAACTTGATGGATGGTCTGAACAAATTAATGAAAATATTGATGATTATGATGAAATCTTTTCTGAACTTCATGAAAAATATAAATCTAAAGCTTCAATGGCACCAGAACTAAAACTTATGTTTCAATTAGGTGGTAGTGCTTTAATGGTCCATATGACAAATAGTATGTTTAAATCTGCTATGCCAGGTATGGATGACATTATGAGACAAAATCCTGACTTGATGCAGCAATTTACCCAGGCAGCTGTTAATACTATTGGGCCAATCTAATCCTGGGGTTAGGTGGATTGATGGGTTCTATGATGGGTGGTGGTCCTCCGCAAATGCCACGCCAACAACCCGAATTTTCTCCTATGAATAACGGACCTCCCCCTGGTCCTATAGCAACTCAAGGTCCTAACTCTGCTCCTCCTCCTGTTAGACCTGGATATGTTCCTCTTTCTAATAGACCAGATATAAATGCTAGTAGAGATATTCCTGCTCCTGAAAGAAGTAGACGACCTGAAATGAAGGGACCATCTGATATTTCTAACTTACTTTCTGGTTTTGAAAGTTAAAAAGACGACAAATGTAAATATTCAAAATGATAACGATGAAAAAGGTAGCACTATTAGTATTAGTGAATTAAAAGAAATGCAAAATGATAATATTCCTGTTCGTTCCAAACGCAGAAAATCCGAGCGAAATACCGTCTCATTAGACATTTAAATAAATAATTAATCATATTATTTTTAGTTATTTATTTCTTACTTCTTTTTGATTTCTTTTTTTTACAACCTTTTTGTTTTCTTCTTGATTTCTTCTTTTTACAGCCTTTTTGTTTTCTTGTTGTTCTTTTTCTTTTTCCTCCTTCTTGATGCTGTTCAAAATCTTCTATTTCTCTTTTTATTCCCTCTTTTAAATTATCTAAGTCTATATTTAAATCAATTGCTTTTTCATCAATAATTTCATCTAACATTTTATTTAAATCTTGTAATTCTATTGATCCAAGTTCATAATCAAACTCTTGTAAATTTGAATGAAGATCAGTTAAAAATTCCTCATAAATACTATAAGCATCATTAGGATCTTCATATATTTTAGAAATAGTGTTTCCTAGATCACTTTTTAATGTTTCTTTTAAATTACCGTATTCTTCATTTCTGCTTCCTGGAAACATATTGGGATAATCTTCCTCATCTGAATGTTGTTCTTGTTCCCTTTCTATCTTCATATTCTCTCTTCTTCTCTTCATAAATAGATCTCACTTCTTGATCACTTAAACATTCTTCTTTTGTATTTCCTCTACAATTTGGACATTGAAATACTTCATCTTCTTCTTCCCTTGCATCAAAGTTTCCTTTATTTAATTCAGCTAAACAATTCTTAATAAAACATTGTCTATGGAAATTGTGATTACAACTAGTTGTTAGTCTTTCATTATTATTTATTTTTTCCATGCAGATCGGACAACCTTCTTCATTTCCTCCTTTTTTTCTTCTAGTTCTTTTTTTCTTGTTATTTCTTTTTTTTTTTCCACCATATTTTCCTATTTCTTTTTTTTAGGTCTTCTATTCCACCAGTTGCTTTATCTACTGCTTTTAAAGCATAAGGATCTTTTTGATTTATTAAGTTGATCTTTCAATGTGTATGTTGTGTATATTTTATTTTCTGGAGTATTTAAAACATCTATATTGTTTCCTTCTTCATCTTCAAAATACTAATATATATGTTTTCCTTTTTCTTGCCATTGACTTTTTGTCATGTCCAAGAAATTTCATATTGTTGTAATATAATGTAGGAACCTTAGTGTAAGGGTTTTTTATAAGTCTAGTTATTTCTAAATCATATTTATTACCTATTACTAAAAATCCTGGTTGTATTTCTTCTCTATATGGATTATTCATTAAATATATATTATTTAAATATAATATATGTTTGAAAACGGATTATTTATTTTCAGGAGAGATTTACGCATTCAAGATAATATAGGTTTAAATTTAGCAATGGAACAATGTAAAATGGTTTATCCTATTTTTATATTTACTCCTGAACAAGTTACTGATAAAAAATAAATTTTAAAATCAGATAATTCAGTCCAGTTTATGATAGAAAGTTTGGTATGATTTGTAGAGAAAATTATTAAAAAAACAGAGGTAGGACATTTAAATTAGTTATTTTTGGAGAGAATAATAACAATTATTAAAAAACTTATTAAAAAATGGAATATTGATGCTGTATTTTTTAATTGGGATATAACTCCTTATGCTAAAAAAAGAGATTCTTCTATAGAAAAATTATGTAAATCTCTCAAAGTAGAATATGTAACTGCTCAAGATTATTATTTATATGAACCCGGATCTATAAAATCAGGTTCAGATGAACCCTATACTAAATTTACTCCTTATTATAATAAAGTATTATCAATGAAAGTATTAAAACCTGTCAACTTAAGAAAATATAAATTTGCCAATGAAAAGGACGGAAATATTGAGTTAGTAGATGCTTATTTAAAGTTTACAGAACCTAATCCAGATATTTTAGTTAATGGTGGAAGAGAATATGGAGAGAAAATCATTAATAATTTAAGTTCGTTTAAAAACTATGGTAAAACTAGAAATAATTTAGACCAACATACTACCTTACTTAGTGCTTATTTAAAGTGTGGGAATGTTTCAGTGAGAGAAACTTATGATAAAATGGTTTCCAAATTAGGAAAACGCAGCGATTTATTAAGACAATTAATATGGAGAGAATTTTATGCCCAACTGTTATTTTCAAATCCTCAAGTTCTTGGAAATCCTTTAAAACCTAAATATGATAAAATTAATTGGGTCTCAAATACTTCTAACCTAAATGCCTGGAAAAAAGGATTAACTGGATTTCCAATTGTAGATGCTGGTATGAGAGAATTAAATGCCACTGGATATATGCATAATAGATCTAGACTTATTACAGCTAGTTTTTTAATTAAAACATTATTAATAGATTGGGAAGATGGTGAGAAATATTATGCTACTCAATTAACTGATTATGACCCAGCTAGTAATAATGGAAATTGGCAATGGGTCGCATCTTCAGGTGCAGACGCTCAACCTTATTTTAGGATATTTAATCCTTGGTCTCAATCTGAAAAACATGATAAAGATGCGGAATATATTAAGAAATGGGTTCCTGAATTAGAATCTGTTCCCGCAAAAGACATTCATAAATGGGATGACATGTGGGAAAAATATACAGATGTTAAGTATCCAAAACCAATTGTAAATTATGAGGAACAAAGAAAGAAAGCTTTAGCTATGTATAAAAAGGTCGTTTAAATTTAATTTATCTATTTATTATATAAATGAGTGAAGGAGAACTTCCCGATTTTGAATTAGATGATTCCTATACTATTCCATCTACAGGAGAATCACATAATTTAGATAATACTGTTGATTATTCTGATGATGAAGAATCTTTTCAAGAAGGCAAAACTACTTTACCAGATGAAACTAGAGATGAAGATAGTGATTGGTCTTTTGGGACACAAGAAAATCCGGGTCCAATGACTCTTGCAGAATTACAAGAAGGAGCTGGTAAGAAAAAAAAGAAGAAGACAGCTACTAA